TCTTCGAGGTGCACACCCAGGCCATCGCACTGTTCGGCCGGATGATCACTCCTGCAGGGGGGGCCGACCATGCCTGAAAAACCCCCGCCTCCGCCCCCCGAGAGATCCGACTATTGCCGCGTCGCCGGCCACGACTGGGTGGACCGGCCGGGGCAGACAACTGTCTGCGGCACGTGCGGCACGACCAGATAACGGCCACCTCACACGCATCCGGGCGTCTCGCGGTAAAGGCCCGGCACACGGAATCGCCAACTCTCAATGGAGCGAGTCAATGCTTGGGATATACCGCAAAAAGCCGGTCACGGTGAGCATGATCCTGTGGGACGGCACCGGGCGCGCCGCAGCGGAGATCGCCGCGTGGGTCGGCGAGGTAGACCCGGGTGTGCCCGGGTTCCGCGTCGCGGCGGGTGCGGAGGGTGCGGAGGTGTGGGCCGCGCAGGAGGAGTGCTGGGTGGACTGCCCTGTGGGGCACCATGTCGTGCGGGGCCGCCTCGGGGAGTACTACCCCATCTCCGCTGAGGCACTGGCCCAGTCGTATGACTACGTCGTCAGCGGTGAGACCGCGGCGCGGCGAAACGAGTCAGGGGCGCGGTCTCGCACGAAAACGGAACAGTACGCGATCAGGCTCGTCCGCGACGGCATCGCGTCCCGCGCCATCGCGTCCCGCGCCGAGGACGATCTTGACGAGGACGGCCTCCTCTCCATCGAGGATCGCGGCCACGCGGTAGACCTCGCGCTCGCGATAGCGCGGGTGATCGAGTTCGACCCCCGTCTGGCTAGCGTGCTGGTCGCAGAGGCCCGCGCGCTGAGGCTGCTGCTCTGATCGCGCGCCGCACCCCCGGCCCGAGCGCGGGTCCGGGGGTGCGGCGCGGAGCCCGGGGTGTACCCGGCGGCTGGGCTGGTGGCGTGACCTGCGGCCCACGGTAGGCACGCGGCTGGTGTTAGCACAACGAGCGGGGAGAGTGTATGACCACAGTGGTATCGCGCGGGCTAGGATCATGGGGCGGCCGGGCGAGTGTTGGCACACCCGTGACCCCGGCCTTGACCCCATCTCGCCAGCGAAGAGATGAGATGAGACCTGCCGTGCATGTTGGCACAGCCGGGCGCTCCGCGTCCAAAAAACGCGGGTTCGGCACCCGATCGTGTGACCGTCGCCGTCCGCGCGTACCGAAACGGGCACATGCCTGTCGTAGCCGCACGGCACGAGCGGCTACGACAGGCATAAATGCCGCTGCGCTATTTGCCGGGCCAGAAAAAAGACCGCGGCGAGTGGCATGAATGGGCGTGGCGCCTGATGGGGGCCTCCAATGTCATGGCGGCGTATACCAGATACGCCGGCAAAATCCCGCCGCTGTCCATGGTCCTGCTCCTGTATATGGCTGTCGTGTCGCGAGACGGCGACGCCAGCCCCTGGTACGGCCAGGGACACGCCGCCCTCGCCGCCCTCGCCCTGGGTCGTCCCGGCCCGGTGACAAAGACAGACCTCAGGGCGGTGGAGCGAGGCATTACGCCGTTGCTGGCGGCCGGAGCGCTCACGGTCGAACGCAGGGCATCGGCGCGACGCGACGCGCCGAGCACTGTTAGGTACGGCCTGAACCTCAGTGTCGCCACCGCCGAGGAGCCTTCACGCCCGACGGAATCCGTCGGGCGTGAAGGCTCCCAAGATCCACAACGCCCGACGGTTTGTGGTACTGACGCCCGACGGAATCCGTCCCCACGCCCGACGGTTTGTGGTACTGACGCCCGACGGAATCCGTCGGACAGAGGAACCAAGAGGAACCACGAGGAGCGAGAGGAGGAAGAATCGGTTGATCTTGGTGCGGCCGTTACCGTTTCGCGCGCGGCCGGCAATGATCAAGACCAAGCGACCGATTTCGATGTTGAGTTGGCCGGGCAGCGCCCGCACCTCGACGGCCCGACCGGCCCGTCGAGGTGCGGGCACGGGCTCAAGCACCGCCGGCGTGCCGACGGGCAGCCCTCATGCGCCCTCTGCCGGCGCGAATTTGGCGGGGCCAGCCCCGTACCACCCCCGCCGCGCCCTGAGCCGCCAGCGGGCCCCTGGAGCGGGCCGGAGACCCACCCCAGGGAGTCTGACCGACCCGTCGAGGCGGCAGCGCCCATAGCACCCGCAACGGCACCCACCCAGCCCGACACCAGGCCCGACACCCACGACAACGTAATCCCATTCCACCGCAAGAAAGTCGCACACGCATTGAGGCCTGGCAATTGCGAGTATTGCCAAAGCGAGATCGTCTGTGGGGTCAATTCCAGGGCGGGCCACCCCGTACCTGGAATCCCATCACCCACGCGCGAGTAACCGGCTGGCCGACACGGCCGCCGCCGGGAAGCGGGCAATCAACGTGCTGAAGAACCGTCGTGGCACATCGGTTGGCTGTTCGTCGCCGCGCTGCTGATCGGCCAGTAACCAGCTCACACGCCAAACCAACGACCGGACTCGAAACCGAGGAGCAGCCATGAACACGAAGACACCGCCGGCCATCGCCGCCGACCTGCGCCGCATCGCCGACATGCTCGACACCATCACCGGCCCGATGCCGGACTTCTACGCCCGGCTCACGCTCCAGCCGTGCACGACGAGCGACGACGAGACCATCCGCGTGGTCGACGTCATCGGCCGGGCCATCGCCGGCACGGACGGCATTAACCGCGAGATGATCAACGGGACTTACCTCTACGCCGTGAACGCCCACATCGGCGTCGTCAAGGCCGAGGCGTACACGGGCATCGAGGCACCCGCTGAACGGGAGCGTCGGGCCGAGGTGGAGCGTCTGCGCGCCGAGCTCGCGGAACTGAAGTCCGCACAGCACTGACCCGCCCCGGGGCGCGGCCCAACGGCCTCGCAAACCACGGCCGCGCCCCGGGCCACCCTCAGTCACGAGACCTTCAGGATGGGTTGCAGCCGATCCGCCGTGATCACGGTGACGAATTTGGTGCCGGCTGGGGCATGGCCAGCGACTTCATCCGCGACAACTACAAGCACTGACCCGGGTTGACCGGTGCTGATCAGCGCCAGGTACCCGGCGACGAAGAGAGGACAAGACCGTGACCGATTTCGACACTGCTGCCCACAGGTACCAGCGAGGCCACGACGACGGCTACCGGGTCGGCCCGGATGGCATCGACCCGGACGGGCAGCGGGCCGCCACGACCTACGACCCGGCGCGACCACGAGACGGGGGCGGCAGCAAGTGACCCGCCGCCTCAACCTCGACACCCAGGCCATCATCGCCATGCACGCCGCCGGCGAGACCATGACCCGGATCGCCGCCCGCCACAGGTGCTCCCCCAGCACCATTTACAACCGGCTCGCCGAGGTCACCGGCCACCCGGTGGCACCCCAGCCGCGGTGGGAGTCACGCCTCCCGCCGCACCTGCACCACGCCGTGTGCGTCCCCGGCGCCCAGGGCGTCACCATCCACAGGCGCATCCCCCTGGACGCCAGGCGCACCGCATGCGGGGCGTGGCTGGCCAGCCACGTCGCCGTCTCGACCGCCACGGCCGCATGCTGCCAGCGCCCTGACTGGTGCGCGAGCTGCTGGCCCGCCACTGGACACCCCCGCAAGCCGGTCTGACGTCCGCGCTAAGCCAAGATCACACCATGGAGGTACACGTGACCACCCCAGCCACTCCAAACACCACAGAGAGCCCCACGGACACGTACACCGTTACCGCCACCGCCCGCGTGCTCGCCGCCCCGACCTGCTGCGAGCCCGCCGAGCCCGACGGCTACTACTGGCTGCACGAATGTGGCCAAGTCCACCCCTGCCTCCTAAACCCGCCCGACTGGGGTCGGTGCTGCTGCGGGTCCGCCGCCGCCCAGGGGTCGTGGCGGCGGATGTACGTCGCATCCCGAGAGGACAAACCCGCCGGCTGTCTACGGCATGCCCTGGCGGGCCCCGCGACATGCCCGCAGGATGGGGATAACTGTTGCGACTGCGGGGACGGCGACGACTGCGACGACTGCCCCAGCGAAGGGGCGGAAACCCTTGCGCCGCAAGGGGAAAGGGTGCCGAGCGACGACTGCGACGACTGCGAAACGGCCTATCGTCGATGCCCGCCACACGGCGGGCCCGAATGGTCGGCCGAGACACTGGCGTGGGCACGCCGGGCCTGGGCACAGTCGCACGAGATGGTCAAAATGGGCCGCCGGCTCGCCGCCACGCAGGCCACGATAAGCCTTTTGGCGACCATGCTGGAGACGCGCGGCATCTGGCTCCCGGCGGTCCGCCCCGCCGGCGTCGTGGTCGCCGCCGCCATAGCGGCGCTGGACAACACTCGGTGGGACCTGGCAGCCGAGAAGGGCAAACGCCTGCCCAGCGTCATATTCGACCATCGCGGAGAGGCGCCGCGCCCGTTCTCCCTGGTTCGCGAAACCGACGTCAGCGCCCCCGACACCGTCGCGCTCGGCGCCGAGTGGCCAGACGGCACCGTGGTGCTGCGCTGGACGGGTCAATGGCCGTCCACAGTCGTTTACGAGTGCATCGAGGCCGTCGAGGCCGTCCACGGACGCGGCGGGGCAACACGTGTCATCTGGCCTAGCGAGGATCTCGGCGAGAATGCCGGGACGGAAGCCCAACTGGACGCCGTTGCAGCCTGGCGGGACGCCGTACGGCGCAACGGCCTCGCCGCCGCCGTTGACGAGTACGCGGCGCGGGAGGCGAGGACATGAGCGCCATCACGGCAGTTGCCGGGGGGGTCGGGCCAGAAACGTCTGACCTATCATGGCCTATCACCAGAAAGGTCAGGTCATACCTATCGTGAGTAAGACCCCCGAAAAACCCGTCATCTGCGACAAATGCGGACAAGTTCACCTGACCAGGCATGGTGGGCCGGCCTGCACAGGGCACAAAAAAGCCGCGAAAGGAGGGGCTGGGTGTACCCTGCCCCCCATCGCGGGGCTGTCTGTGTGCCAGGCCCACGGCGGCCGGTCAGCCGTGGCGAAACGAGCCGGGCGGCACCGCGTGGAGGCTGCTGCGGCTGAGGCCGCTGTCAGGACGATGGGCCTGCCGGTTGACATCCACTGGACGGATGCCCTGTTGGAAGAGTTGCGGCACACGGTGGGGCATGTGCGGTGGCTCCGCGACCAGGTGGCCGAGCTGGACGCCAGTGCCCTGGTGTGGGGTGTGACGGATGAGGTCAACCGGGGCAGCGGTGAGTACCCGGGCATCGACTTCACACGGGCGGCCCGGCCGAGTGTGTGGCATGAGCTGTACATGCGGGAGCGTAAGCATCTGGTGGATGTTGTGAGGGTTTGTGGGGGAAGTGAAGCGTCTGAGCGGCAGCTCAGGTTGGCGGAGCGTCAGGCTGACGTGATGCATGCTGTGTTCGGGCGGGTGATGGCGGGGCTGGGTTTGAGTGCCGGGCAGGCGGCGTTGTTGCCGGCGTTGTTGGCGCGGGAGATCGGGGAACTGACGGCGCCGGTTAGGGGGGTGGTCGCCGATGAAACCGCTGCGGCATCTCCGTGTGGATAGGCGGCGGCATGGAGGTCGGCACCATCACCGCCCGGTGCCCGATCGACGGCCCGGTAGGCCCGTGGTCGAGGAAAACGTCCTGCCCGCCATCGCCCACATCCCGCAGCCCGTTGAGGCCACATAGAGATGAGGCCCTGGATGGGCACTGACCAAACCACCGCCGACGACCCCACCCTGACCTACTACTCGTCGGGGCTCGGCGAGTACATCACCGTACTCGCCGAGCGCTTCGTCCCCGCCGCCGACGACGACACATACGCGTACACCACCCCCGCCCCCGCCCTCACCTGGACCCGCAGCGACCCCGACCGGGGCATGGGGCAGGTACCGGCCTGATGCCCCACGCCCGCGCACTCCAATGCGCATCCCCAACCTGCCCCCCACACCGTGGCAGGCACACCGACTGCCCCGACAACACCGACTGCAGGGGCTGCCTCCCCCGCATACCCGCCGACGGCATCTACCTCTGCGACCTCTGCGCCCGCCTCCTCGCCGAGGACCCAACCACCCTCACCGGCCGCCACCAAGCCCTCGGCCACGCCCTCACCGGCACCGCAACCCCCGGCGCCGAACGGGTCACAGCAGCCGCCGGGGACCCCAACCTGCGGCTCAACATGGCCGCAGTCGACGCCCGCACCCGCATCCGCGACGAGTTGGGTGGACTCGCCCGCCTCATCACCACCGAACGGGGCACACACCTACCCACCGCCCGGATCCTCACCGCCCAACTCCGCCCCGAGGGCCTCGTCGGGCCGATGCCCCTCAGGCGCGGCGCGGCCTACTGGGACACCCGCGTACCCGCCCTCGCCGCCCTCATCACCAGGCACGCCAGGTGGCTCGCCGCGCACCCCGCCGCAGGCGAGCACGCCCAGACCCTCCGCAACCTAGTGCGGGACACCTATGGGGTGGCGTACCCGTCAGGGGTGCGGGTGTGGCCCGTCCGCACACCCGGTGGTGATGTCGCGTCCTGCCCTGAGTTGATGCTCGCCGATGGGGTGCCGGTGCCGTGCCCCGGCTGGTTGTGGACGGTGATCCGGCCCAGGGATGACCGGTTGCCGGCCGAGTTGTTGTGCAATCACGTCGATAGCCACAGGTGGCCGGCGTCAACGTGGTTGCGGTTGGGTGCGAGGCTGGCGCGGATGGTTGCCGAGTCCACAGCCGTAGCTGAGGCTGCGGACGGGTAACGAGGAGGAGTGATGATGGCAGGCAGTTATAGGCACGCCTACGAGATGGCTGAGGAGATGTACGGCATGATCTGGTGACGGGGGGCTGGTAGACTACGGACCTTGGGCTTACTGCCCGTGTGGTCACCTGTACATGCGCCACGACGTGGAGGAGTACAGGGGTGACGGCGCGGAGACCTGTTGCGTGCGTAACCGCCGCCTACGCGCCAGTGGACCCAGGGGCTGGCCATCACCCCAGACCCGGCCAGCGCGGGCCCCGTTGACGCGGACCAGCCCGGTTACCAGGAGGCGTGGCGCCCGTGAGAGTTTTCGGCTGGGCGGCGACCGTGGAGGACGGCAGCTACCGCTACCGCGTCGAGATGCCCCTCAACGCTGCCGCCCAGGCCGGCCACGACACCGGCCACGACGTCCGCATCACCGCCGACTGGATCACCAGCGCCGACACCATCGCCGGGCAGCGGGTGTGCAAACCCGCACCCACCGAGAGGTGGCAGGCCATGGCTCGGACCGGCCGGTGGCTCGTGTACGAGGTTGACGATGATCTCCTCAACGTCGACCCGGGCACCCCGGCTGCGCCGATCTACGCCGACCCCGTCATCCGGGCCAACATTGTCGCCAACGCCGCCGCTGCGGGCAGGGTCACCGTGTCCACCAACGCCCTCGCCGAGGTCATGTCCGTTTACAACCCGAATGTGGTTGTTGTTCCTAACGCGGTTCCGGACTACCTCCTCACCCTCACCCGGCCCAGGAGAGACAGGGTCACGATCGGATGGACCCCCGGCATCCACGTCGCGGACTGGCCTGTTATCCGGGGGCCGTTGCGCCGGTTTTTGGCCCGCAACCGGCATGTTGATCTGCACCTCATCGGGTCCAGGTTCCCCACGCCATCGTGGCCGCCGTACCGTCACACCCCGTGGGTCCACGGGCTCGACGGCTACTACCAGGCCATCGATTTCGATATCGGCATCGCCCCGCTGCAATGGACCATTTTCAACCGGTCCAAATCGCACATAAAAGCGCTTGAGTACGCCGCGCTGGGCATCCCCGTAGTCGCGACCGCCGCACGGCCCTACGAGGAGTACGTCCGCCACGGAGAAACGGGATATTTGGTACGCCGCGACTATGAGTGGGACAAATACCTCCGCATGCTGGTAGAGGACACGGCGATGCGGGAGGAGATGGGCGCTAAAGCACGTCAGGTCGCCGCCGCGTACACGATCAGCCGGTGGCTCCCAGCGTGGGTGGAGGCGTGGCACCCGGCATAACTTGACGTCAAGATCCCACTTGACGTCAAGTGGCAGGAATGCCTGATCGCCCAGCTGGCACTCATGGCGGCCCGGCGGGCGCGGCTCGCGGGGCTACCCGCCGAGGATCTGGTAGCTCTCGTCCGCGCGGCCATGAGCCCGTGACCGCTCCCTTCGTCAAGATCGGGTAGGGGCGGTGCGCCGGAGGGAGCACCGAGGGAGCGACCCGCTAGGGGTCTCCTCCCTTCGCTCCCTCCGGCGGCAGGCTGCCGGGGCTGGAGGACCCACATCTCCAGCCGGCGTCCACGTCGGCCTTGCGTGAGGTGGCCCGCTCGCCGGCCTTGTGCACGTCCTGGGCCTCGGCCTCACCGCCGTTGTCGGGTAGTGGCGCTGTCAGGTCGGACTCGCCGGCGCCGTGGGTAAGATCCGACGCGTGAGACTGGTCATCCTTGTGCCGATGCTGGGCCGGCCCCACCGGGCCGCGCCACTGCTGGCGTCGATCCGCGCGACGTGTGACGCGCGGGTGCTGTTTTGCCTGTCGCCCGGGGATGACCAGGTACTCGCCGCCGTAGACGCGGCCGGGTGCGAGCACATCATGGTGGCCCGGGAGCCGGTCGGCGACTACGCCCGCAAGATCAACGCCGGGTGCCGGGCCACCACCGAGGAGCTGCTCTTTTTGGGCGCGGATGACCTGCACTTCCACCCGGGCTGGCTAGAGGCCGCCGCCGCGAAGCTGGCCCCTGGCATCGGCGTGGTAGGCACCAACGACCTCGGGTCGCCCAGGGTCGTGGCGGGCGAGCACGCCACCCACAGTCTCGTCACCCGCGCCTACGCCGACCAGCACGGCGCCATCGACCGGCCGGGCGAGATCCTCCACGAGGGCTACCCCCACGAGTACGTCGATGACGAGCTCGTGGGCACAGCAAAACACCGCTGTGCCTGGGCTATGGCACTCGACTCCCACGTGGAGCACCTGCACCCGGACCACGACAAGGCGCCCTGGGATGAGTTGTACCTCGCACAGCCGGGCCGGATGGACGCGGGTGCCCCCCTCTACCAGGCGAGGAGGCGGCTGTGGATGCGACCGTTGCGGTAGCCACATTCGGCGGGCCTGAGTGGGTTCGGCTCGCTGAGGAGAGGGCAATCCCGTCCGCGCGGGCACTGGGCCTGCCGGTCGTGCACGTACGCGGCTCGACCCTCGCCGACGCCCGCAACGAGGCCGACAGCATGGTCGACACCGAGTGGGTCATCCACCTGGACGCCGATGATGAGCTGGAGCCCGGCTATGTTGAGGCCATGACCACCAGCACGGCGGACATACGGGTACCCGCACTCCGCTACGTGACCAACGGGCAGGGCCGGGCCAGGATGCCCCGCGTCGCCGGGCACAGCCACCTGTGCGGCCCGGCATGCCTGACCGAGGGCAACTGGGTGTGCGTCGGGGCGTGCGCCCGGGTCGCCACCATCCGCAAGGCGGGCGGGTGGTGGGGTGAGCCGATCTACGAGGACTGGTCGCTATGGCTGCGCTGCCACCTGGCGGGGGCGTCGTTCGCGTCGGTCCCAGATGCCGTGTACCGGGCGCACGTGCGCCCGGACTCCCGCAATTTCGGCGCGACCGACGAAGAGAGGGTGCGGGTGACCCGCAACATCCTCCGGTCGGTCCTGCCCGCAGCAGGGGTGGCGCGGTGAGCATCGCGCTGCTGGTCATGACGGACGGCCGCAGGGACTGTCTCCCCAGGGCTATCGAGTCACTGGAGCGGGTGGTCACCGGCCCGATCACCCGCCGCGTCATCCATGATGACTCCGGCGACATCGACTACCGGCGCTGGCTGCGGGAGACCTACCCGGGGTACGACCTGGTCATGACCGTGGCCCGCAGCGGGTTTGGCGGGGCATACGCCTCAGCGTGGACGCACTTGGCCCAAGGGTGTGAGCGGCTTGTATTCGGCGTCGAAGATGATTTCGTTTTTCAGCGCCCCGTGGACCTCGCCGCGATGGCGGACGTGCTCGACGCGCACCCTCAGCTGGCCCAACTCGCCCTGCGGCGGCAGGCGTGGAACGCGGACGAGCACGCTGCGGGCGGCGTGGTAGAGCAGCACCCCGACGCCTACGAGGAGCACCGGGACGACCTGGGCCGGGTGTGGCTGGAGCACCAGCTGTACCTCACGACCAATCCGGGCCTGTACCGTCGCGGGCTGTGCGCCGCAGGCTGGCCGGTCGTGCCGCAGTCGGAGGGCCAGCTGACCCACCGACTGCTCCGTGAGGGCATGGCATGGGACGGCATCCCTGGCGACCAGGTGCGGTTCGGGCTCTGGGGCGCACGCCACTCGGGTGTGTGGGTGGAGCACATAGGACACACGCGGGCCGGGACGGGGTACTGATGGCCACGTATGGCGTGTCGATGGTCCGTGACGAGGCCGACGTCATCGAGGGCACCCTGCGGCACATGGCAGACGAGGTCGATCACCTGATCGTGGCAGACAACAACTCGATGGACGGCACTCGGGAGATCCTGGATCGTCTCGGCGGCGAGTTGCCGCTCACCGTGCTGGACGACCCCGACCCGGCCTACTTCCAGTCCGCCAAAATGAGTCGGCTGGCCGGGCTGGCCGCTGAGGCGGGTGCCGCATGGGTGGTGCCGTTTGACGCGGACGAGCTGTGGGTCAGCCCCCACGGGCGTATCCGCGATGTTCTCGCGGGCCTGCGCGGCCAGGCTGTGGCGGCGCTGTACAACCACCTGTGCACCGCGCTGGACGTCGCCGGCCCGGACCCGTTTCGGTCGATGGTGTGGCGGCAGGACGCCCCAGGGGCGCTGCCCAAAATGGCGCTGCGATGGGAGGACGGGGCGGTGATCCACCAGGGCAACCACGGGGTGACGCTGCCGTCCGGCGGGCCCCGGGTGGAGGGCCTGTTGGAGGTGCGGCATTTTCCCTATCGCTCGGCGGAACAAATGGTGCGTAAGGCCCTTAATGGGTCTGAGGCGTACAAAGCGGCCGACCTTCCAGTCGACCAGGGCGCGCACTGGCGGGCCTACGGGGAGATCATCGAGCGCTACGGGGAGGAGGCGCTCAAGGACTGGTTTCGCCACCATTTTTGGTATATTTCGCCCACCGACAGCGGCCTGGTCCTGGACCCGGCGCCGTACATGCGGTGGGAGGAATGAGGACGAGGCGGGGGGGGGGGGGGGGGGGCGCGCGCCCCCCCCCCCCCCCGCCTTTCCGGACCGGCGGGCCCGTGCGGTCCAGATCGCGTACGACGGATCGCGGTCCAGGTTGTGCCGGTCGCGGTCGTAGCGGCGGGTGGTGCGCGGGTCGGCGTGACCCATCGCGTCCTGCACATCCTCCAGCGGTACGCCCTCCTCGCGGGCCGCAGTGGCGAACGCGTGGCGCAGCGAGTGAGGCGACAGCACCGCAGCGGCCGGTATCCCGGCGGCGGCAGCGAGCCGGCGGACCAGGCGGAACACGGCGTGCCGGTCAACCCTGCCGCCGGTTGAGGTGACGAACAGCGCCCCGTCCTGGTCAGCGTCACCAACCGCAGCCACGCTGGCCCGGTATTCGTCGAGCGCCGCCGCAGCGGCCGGGGTGAGCGCGCGGCGCCGCTGGACACCTCCCTTGCCGGTGAAGCGGACGACGGCGTGGCCACGCTCGCGGCCCAGGTCCGCTAGGTCGAGGCCGACCAGCTCGCCCACCCGGAGGCCCAGGTCGACTAGGACGGCGATCATGGCCAGGTTCCGGGCTCTGGTCGCGCCAGTCTGCGCCGCAGCAGCGTCGAGGAGCGCGTCGACCTCGGGCTGCGCGAGGCCCACCGTGGCGGAGTGGTCGCGTTCGACGTGCGGGCGGTCCACGCCGCCCACCGGATTCGCGGCCATGCCGACCTTGGCCAGGAAGCCGTACCAGCTGGATAGACCGGAGAGCTGCCGGCCGACCGTGGCCACGCTGAGCGGCCGGCCAGTGCGCGGGTTCGGGGTGGTCTCCAGCTCGCGGGCGAAGGCGTTGACGTGAATGAATGTCGCGGTGAGCGGGTCGAGGTCACGGCCGGCACACCAGTCGAGCCATGTGCCGACGTCGCGGCGGTAGGCGTCGCGGGTGTGGTCGCTGAGCCGACGGTTGGCGAGCCACCCGTCGGTGAAGGCGGCGAGTTGGTCGCGGGTGGCGACCGTGGCGGGTCCGGTGAGGGTGGCGAGTGTGGAGGGGTCGGTGTCGGTCATGACCCAGAGGCTACACCATAACGTGCATTATGGTGTAGCCATTTCGGCTAGTGGATCTAGTGGGAAGCGGCCGTTGACACACCCGCGCGCCATGGTCGCCGGGTGCCGCACCGCCTCGGACCTCGACGCGCTCATCGCCCGGTATGGGGAGACCTACCCGGGCGCTGTCCGCAGCGGGCGCACAGGCCAGCGCGGGCCAGTGCGGCTCATTGTCAGCTCACCATCGAGGCAGGGCATAACAGCAGCTCAGGCGGGGTGCTGGCAGCCGTCATCAAAACTGTAGACAGTGTCTACAGTTTTCCTGTCTACAGTTTTCGTGCCCGACCTCGCCGCCGTAGCGGTGCCTCACCGCAACCGAGCCGGCAGGCACCTGACGCGCCTCCTGGAACGGGGCAAGATCACACGACCTGTCCACGGGCACTACGGGGTGCCTGCCAGATCTGGCACCGAATCTGGCACCCCTCCTACGTCATCTTTGATGCCAGAAGTGCCAGAAGTGCCAGAAGATCTTGCCAATCTGGCAGATCTGGCAGTTCTGGCACCCAATCACGTGCCAGAACGGGTGCCAGAACGGGTGCCAGAACTCTGCACGGGCGGATGCGGCACCAAGCTTCGCGAGGACGAGGTCGACGTCTGCCGGTGGTGCCAATGACCACCCCGGAGCCCGCATACGACCGCTACGGGCCGACCTGGAGCAGTGGCTCGTGGAGGACCCGGCACACCCTGCTGAGGCGCTGCACGCGCTTCTGACCCTCGTGCGGGGCTGGATCGTGGCCGGAGCACCGCGCATCGAGACACCGATGCGGTCTTTCACCCCTTGGGCCAGCGCGACGGCCGGCTTTTTGGACTGGATGGGCGAGAAGGGGTTCCTGACCAACCGGGCCGAGCTGGCCATGGTCGATGAGGAGGAAACCACCTACGGGGCGTTCTACCAGCGCTGGTACGAGCTTCTCGGCGAGAAGAGGCTCACTGCGACCCAGTTGCGAGACACGGCATTCCCAGACGACAAGGGCGACACCCGCTACGACTGGCGGGGCACTTTCCTGACCCGTCGGTCGGACGGCGTCATTCCGTCGGCGAAGGGCCTGGGGATGATGCTGCGCGCCGAGCGTGGCCGGTACCGGGGCGGTTTCCGGCTTGAGGGGCACTACGACGACCACAAGAAGGTGTGGGCCTGGTCGGTCGGTCCAGAGGTGGTGCCTGCGGGTACTAGCTAGCGGGTCTAGTACCCGCAGGACCGGTCTAGTACCCGCAGTACCCGCAGAACTGCGGGTACTAGAAAACCGGCCCAGATCTAGTACCCGCCAAGATCATCTAACGTTTCAGCAGGTCAAGGGCACAAATACATAGACAGTGCGGGTACTGCGGGTACTAGAAACCTGTTTTTGACCCAACGCGTGCGAGTCCAGAAAAAAACCCCCCCCTCTCGGGGGTAGATACGTACCAGGTTTAACGCTTATGTCCGAATCGAAAAGGGGGGGTTTTTTTGAAAACCAGAGCGGCACCCCTGGTGCCCGTTTCTAGTACCCGCAGTACCCGCACTACCCGTACCGATGACGTCCCGATGTTCGACCTGGCGCCGTCGCCGATCTGCGCCAGGTGGTCAACGACAACCGCAGGGCAAGCCACGGACCCGTTGCCGCACAACCCAATCGACTTGGCGCCACCACTCTTGGCGCCAACAGAAACGGCCCTCCAGTTGGCGCCGCACGACTACGGCGGCCCGTGCGACCGTTGTGGGCAACAGCCGCTGTGGGCGCCCCAGTCCATAGCGCGCGGGTACTGCGAAAGGTGTCGCACGTGAGCCACACATGGGCAGGGGGCAGTACCAGGGCATGGCGCAGGAGGCGTGCCCTGGTACTAGCCAGAGACCAGTACCCGCACCGAGGATGTCCCACTGTTTGACAGGCCGGGGAGGGAAATGGGGGCGAGGTGCGTAGGGTCCCTCATATCGGGCTGAAACGGACATTACCCCCGGGGGGTCACGATCCGTCACCTGCGGCCGGTGACTGCGTCCTCACATGTCCGATTCGAGATGTTTTTGGGGGTCTGGACTGCGAGTCTCCTCCCCGGCGGCGGTCTACCTTTGAGTGGGGGAGGGGGTATACCCCCTATGTCCGAGTTGCTCAGTGTGACCGGTCATCGTGAGTGCCAGCCGCCGGGCTGCCTGCGCGCGGGCGACCACGACCCCAGCCACACCAGACCGGCGCCGCGTTAAGACACCACTCAAGATAGCGGCGTGAACCCCACCGAAACGCCGTATAACACCCAAGAGGACACTGAGAACCTCTCAGTAGATGGAGACCACAGGACGGTCCGCCGTGACGGGTCATGCCGTCACTGGCACCCATCCTGCGGCAGGTCATGATGGTGTCATGAGCCTCGACCGCGACGCCGTGCGTGAGACAGCCCAGGCCCTCGATGCTGTCACCTCGGCCGTCGTGGAGGGTGAGCTGAGTGCCCCGGCGTGGCTGCTCGACCGGGTGCGGTCGGCGTCTGCCGCGCTGCGGGCCGTCGCGGGTGACGACGGCGCCCCGGCCGGCGTGGACCGGGGCGCCGCGCGGTGCCGCCCGGGCTAGGCCGCCTCCACGGTGCCGATGCCGTGGCGGTACAGCGTCGCCCGCCCCACGCCCGTCGCCTTCGCTGCCGCGCTGGCGGACATGCCGCCCGCTACGAGCGCCTTCGCCGCGTTGATTTTGGTGTCCTCGACCTTGGGGCGGCCGCCGGTCTTGCCGCGTGCCTTGGCGGCGGCACGGCCCTCGGCCGCGCGCTCGTTGATCGCGCGGCGCTCGAACTCGGCGAGCGCGCCCATGACGTGGAAGAGCAGCGTGCCGACGGGGGTGGTGGTGTCGATGTTTTCTTTTAGGCTGCGGAGTCCGATCCCGCGCTCGCCGAGGGTGTTCACGGTGGCGATGAGGTCGAGCAGGGACCGGCCGAGCCGGGCCAGTTCCGTGACCACGATGACGTCGCCGGCCCGGGCGAAGTCGAGCATCGCGGCCAAGGTGGGGCGGTCGCGCCTTGCGCCCGACATTTTCTCGGTGAAAACCCGCTCGCATCCCGCGGTGGTCAGCGCGTCGGTTTGCCGGTCCAGGTTCTGGCCGGTGGAGCTGACTCGCGCGTAGCCGATGGTGGCCATGTTCCTGTCTCCTATCTCGGTCCTGTCTCACTGACCTAACGACTGTCTCATAACTTAGCTCATATATCCAGCTGCAATAGGGTGGCAATGGGCAGGTTTTTTGAGACAGGTTTCCGACCCAAAACCAGTCATCCAGGCCATGATCAGGAGACCGTCTCAGAAGTAGGGCTTACGGGCACCATCCGGTTAACCTCGATGCACCGGCCGTCGGTCTGGAACGCCTGACGGATGATTTCGATAACCGAGGCGCTGGCGGGAACGCCGAGACGGTTGACCTCGTCTGGGCTCGGCGCCCGGCACCTGACCTCTTCGCGGTACATGGCGGGAGCGTGGCCGGTTTCCGTGAAGACGGCGTAGATGCCGCCTGGGCCAGTGTCGGTATGCATGATGCGGGTCCCCCGGGCCAGGTCCGTCGGCAGGTACGAGGTAGCGAGCTGTACGTACCTGCCGTCGACCGTGAAGCGTCGGCTTCGGAATACCACGGGCGTCTCAACATCGACGGGGTCGGTGGGTAAGATCCACTGGCCGAGCTACTCGCGATGAGCCTGCGGCGTGACGCCGGGCCCGGACACCCACCCGCGCCACATGGGGAGTCCAAATGCGCCATCGCTACCTCACTCTCGCCGACATCGCGGCCGGCACGGGCTGGCCCGTAACCCGGCTGCGGCACCTGGCCAGACGGCATGGGTGGGCCAGCCAGCCGCACCAGACAGGGGCTCGCGGCCGCCCGAGGCTGCTGTACCGGGTAGCCGACGTCATGGCCACGCTGGCCTGACCGCTGGCCATCTCGGCGGCCAGGCAGTCGCGGCCGGTCAGCTGGCCATGGCCAGCTGACGGCGGACACGGCGGACGGTACGGGTGGACACGCCGGCCAGCGCGGCTACCTCGTGGGTGGTCATGGCCGGGTTGTCCGCCAGGACCGCGGCCACGGCCACGCTGGCCTGACCGCTGGCCTGACCGCTGGCCGCGCGGGCGTCGGCCAGACTGGCCGCCGCCGCCCTGGCTGACCCCGCCCGGGAGGTCGTGGCCGCAGTCGCGGCCTTGGCCATCCGGGGCTTGGCCACGGGGCGCGTGGCCATGGCCATCTCGGCGGCCATGGCCTCTCGGACGACACGCTCAGCCTCGGCCACCACGTTAGCCATCTCGGCGGCCAACGCCGCGCGCAACTGCTGTTCCGCTGCGGCCACGGCTGCGGCCGTCTCGCTGGCCGCAGCCTCCCGGGCTGCGGCTACGGGCATGTTCGCCTCGCTCTCGGCCACTATGACCGCGCTGGCCGCGCGGCCATGGTTGGCCAACCTGGCGGCATGAGACTCAATCCACACCATCACGACAACGACCAGGACACCGTGGATGCGCTGGCCCAGGTTCGTCCCGGCCATGACGTTGCAGGCCAGGGACATCGCCCCCCCGAACAGCATCAGGCGCAGCGATGACCGCCGGATGGCTGGTGAGAACCGCTCCAGGCGTCCCAATTTGCCCAGGGCAAAAACGGCGTCCACGAGCAGCGGGGACGTGTACGCGGCCACGCCGTGCATACCGATCATGAGCGCCGTGGCGATGATGTGCGCAGTGGACATACCTACTGCGTACAGCAGGACAATCCAAGCAATAGTGTTGACGGTTCGGATCATGTTTCGCTCCCAGGTCTCGGGCCGGGAGCGCCGCTCGCGGGTGCGGTGGCGGCAGCATCAGACCAGCTCATGCCTGGGATGGTAGCTAGCAGCCCAGCGCCGGGGCCACGGCCGCTGACCTGGGCAAATGCGGGTCGGAGGCTGCGGCGGGCGCCCGTCTGTCCACTGTGCCATCCGGTTTGCCCGGTTATGGCCCGGATCCGCTACGCCCCGTGACTGTCCAACGTGGAGCGATGTCGGTCCAGGCTGGCGGTTTGGCCGGATGGCGCCGCATTCCGGCCGAACGGCTGAGCCCCATACTGGGACATAGCCAGAACGCCAGCCAAACTCACAGGATAATCCGGACATTATCCCGAATCGTGAGACTGGCCATGTCACGGATAGTTAGGATGCTAACTGTCTGCGGCAGGCATACGCTGGGGCTTATGCCATCCCACGACCCAGCCACACGCCGCCGCATCGCCGCCGCCGCCGGACGGGCCAGGTGGGCCCGCGCAGACCCCAGGGAGGCGCAGGCCACCCGCGCCAAGGCGGCCAGCGCGGCACACTCGCCCGCAACGCTGGCGCGCCGGATTGCCGCCGCATGGCCCGGCATGACACCTGCGGAGCGCGTAGAGGTACGGGCCATACTCCGCCCGTCCGTCACGGCGTCAGGCTAACCACGCGCACCGCCCGATGCCGGCCCGGCATCCTCAGCGGACACCAATTGCGCCGTGACGCAGCGCAGCGCCGCGCTGCGTCGGCTTGACGATCCTGGGGTTGGTCTGCTATTAAATGGATTTATCGTGGCGCGTTTTGTCGTTTAAGGCATCGGGGTCCGCCCCACGCACGTGGGGGTGTTCCGACAGCCCTATCTGAGCGCGCGGTCAGGACGGCGTCCGCCCCACGCACGTGGGGGTGTTCCGGGCGCGGAGGCAGAGCTACAGCGCCAGCGAATGTCCGCCCCACGCACGTGGGGGTGTTCCTGCCTCTAGCCCCCATTTCCCTCCCCGGCTCGTGTCCGCCCCACGCACGTGGGGGTGTTCCGTGAGCTATGACCGAGTCAGCAGCACTCCGACTGTCCGCCCCACGCACGTGGGGGTGTTCCTGTTAAAAACCCGTAGGTCGCCGGTCCGAGTCCGGCCGCCACCCCTCAGCCGCTGGAGGCGACATGGCCAAACGCGGCATCCACATCCATCTCCACGTCCACGCGGACACCGCCACCATGGAGGCACTGATGACCATCGCCGAGGATCTCAACACGCTCGCCGCCACGGTGGCCGAGTTCGTCGAGGACGTCAACGCCCGCGTCGCCGCCCTTGAGACCGCGCAGGGCAATTTCACCCCAGAGGGTCAGGTGGCGTTCGACGCGCTGCGGGCCGCCGTGGATGGTGGCGTCGCCGCAGTGGGCGACGCCGACGGGGACGGCAACCCGGCACCCGCAGTGCCGGCCGAGCCAGTCGCCTGATCGGTGGCGCTCAACGAGGACCCAGGGTACGTCGACGAGCTGTACGCGCGGCTCGACGCGTTGGAGGCCACCATCGAGACACGCCGCGCGGCAGGCGACTGGGCCGACGACGAGCCCGGACGACTCCTCGGCTGGGTGGCGGACCTAGCCGCCATCCACAGTGAGATCCTCCGCCGCGTACGCCCCGGGCGGGCGCCGCAGTGACCGGACCTCTGATCCTCAACGGCACCACCCGCCACGGCCGGGCAGCGGGAAACCAGTGCCGCTGACCCTGCCCACTGCGATCCTCAACGAGATCCTCAACCGCTGCTCCCAGGACCACCCCGACGAGGCATGCGGGTTCATAGCCAGACGCGGCGAAACAACCCGACTGATACCCATGACCAACACGGCCCTAGACCCCCAGGGCGGGTTTCGGCTGGACCCGAGCGAGACCCTCACCGCGTACACCGCCATGGACGCGGCCGGCGAGGACCCCCTCGTCCTGTACCACTCCCACCCCGCCGGGCCGGCAGTCCTGTCACCGGCCGACGTCGCCATAGCCGTAGCCGCGGGGATCCCGTTTTGGCTGGTCGTGTCACTGGCCGGATCGCGGCCCGAGATGGCGGCGGACGTCAGGTTGTGGCGCGTCAACGGCGCCGCTGTCACGGAGGCGGAGTTGCGGGGTGGTGACGTCCACTCAGACGCCTGGCCTGTCCCCGTCTGACCTCCTCTCCTGGCAGGCCCTACTCACCCGCGTCCAGGCCGGCGCGGCAGAGCGTGAGGTTGCTGACGCTGGGCCGCCGATGTGGGTGGGCTCGGCGGTCACGATTGAGACGTTCGACCCCGAGGCGTACGTCGCGTCGTTCGGCGGGCGGTTAGGCACACCGGCTCGGCGGCGGGCGCTGACAGCTCGCGACCCGATGCTTTTCGCGCTTACCTACCTGGCCCGGCACCTCCGCGACGCGGACGGCCGGACAACGTTCGCCGACCCACACCTCGACTGGTTCCGGCAGGCCCTGGAGTGGGCGGAGCCGGTCACTGAGCCCAGGCAGTGGCGCCGGGCATACATCGCGCCGCGGGCAAGCGGTAAGTCGACGATGTGGTACCTCCTGGTCCCGTGCTGGGCCGCAGCCCACGGCTACACACGGTTCGTCGCCGCGTTTTCGGATTCTGCGACGCAGGCTGAGACGCACCTGTCGACGCTGAAAGACGAACTGGACACTAACCACCTGCTCCGCGAGGACTACCCCGACCTGTGTACGGCAGCCCGGCGGCCGAGTGGCGTCACGATCGCCGACAACCGGGCGATGTTGTACACGAGGGCCGGGTTTGTTTTCGCCGCGCGCGGTATCGACAGCGCGGTGCTGGGCCTCAAAGTCGGCGCCCGCAGGCCCGACGCTCTGTTACTGGACGACGTCGAGGACGACGAGTCCTCATACTCGGCGGCCCAGGCCGAAAAACGGTTGCGGACCATTCAGGACGCGATCTTGCCGTTGAACGACCGGGCGCGGGTTGTGCTGGTGGGCACGGTGACGATGGCGGGCAGTGTGGTGCACCAGTTGGTGCGGTCCGCTAGCGGTGAGGTGCCTGAGCCGTGGATCGGGGAGGAGCGGTTTCGGGCGTGTCATTACCCGCCGATCGTTGTGGGTGATGATGGCGTTGAGAGATCGACGTGGCCGGCTAAGTGGGCGATGTCGTACCTCGACGAAATCAGACATACCAGGTCATTCAAGAAAAACTTCCTAAATGACCCAATGGGCACCGACGGTGGTTACTGGAACGACGCCGATTTTCGTTACGGCCCGCTAGAAGGCGTGACCGGCCAGATCCTCTCGATCGACCCGGCAGTCACCACCAAAACCACGAGCGACTACACCGGCATCGCCATCATCGGGTACGCGCCCGGCCAGACCAGCACCGACGCCCGGGGCAGACCCGTACGACTCCCGTCCCGGTGCGTCGTCGAGGAGGCGTGGGAGATCCGCCTCACCGGGGACCCCCTGCGCACCCACGTGCTGGGGTTGCTGGTCCGCTTTCCGCTCATCCGCGCCGTGTTGGTGGAAACCAACCAGGGTGGCGAAAACTGGCGGGCCGTGCTGCACCACCTGCCGGTGAGGCTGATAGAGGTACACCAGTCCGCCAAGAAAGAGGTCAGGGCGGCGGCGGCGTTGAACCTCTACCAGCGTGGGCGGGTCAAGCACGCGCGGCGTTTGGTGCGCCTGGAGGAGCAGATGGTGGCGTTTCCGCGTGGCCGTTATGACGACATGGTGGACGCGACGGTGAGTTGTCTCAACCGGGCGTTGACCCCGCCGTCGGCTGGTCGGTCACGGACCGAGTTCCCCCGCTGATGCTGTTTATCCGCATCGATATCCAATGTGGACTGTAGGCAAACAGGGGGGGGTATGGCTGACGATCACCGCGATGCCCTCGCCGACACGTGGACCGAGCTCGAAAACGCCCGGCCCGCATACGCCACCGCCGAGGACATGTACACTGGCCGCGTCGGCGAGATCTACGCCAGCGAGAAAATCCGGATGCTGCTCCGCCGCGCAGGGGTCAGCAAAATCGAGGAGTTTAACTACGCTCACCTCGTGGTCGACACTGTCGCGCACCGGCTGGAGATCACCTCAGTCGCCATCGCCAGCGACGACGTCGCCGAGCCCGACGAGCCCGACAACGAGCCAGACGAAACTCAGGGCAAGGGCGACGGCAAGGCGCCAAAAGCGGCTGACACCAAAACCCCCGACAAAACCGGTGCGCAGAAAGCGTTGGACGACCTGTGGCGGGCCAACCAGCTAGACGCCGAGTCGGACTCCCTCCACCTCGCACTGTGCCGCGACGGCGACGCCTACCTCATCGTCTGGCCCCGCACCGATATCAACGACAAAATCGCTGCCGTTGATATCCGGGTCAACACCGCAGCAACAGTCCGCGCCGTCTACGACGACGAGGACCCCCTCAAAATGCGGGCCTGCATAAAATCCTGGACGTACGACGAGCCTGACGGCCGGGGCGGCAAAACGTCGCGGACCAGGGCGACCATGTACTACGACGACCGGGTTGAGCGGTGGATATCCAGGCCCGGCAAAATGGTTTTGGGTAGCGCCGAGTCGTGGCAGCCGTACACGGGCGACGGCGACCCTGCGGTCATCAAACACGACTACGGGATGCCTGTTTTTCATTTCCGCAACGGCCGCCCGTACGGCAAACCCGAGCACCTGCACGCCTACGGGCCGCAACAGTTGATCAACAAACTGGTGCTCGCGCAGGCCGTCTCCGTGGACTACCAGAGTTTCCCCCAGCGATACATCCTGATGGATCCGGGGCAGGATCAGCCGATGGGTAACCTGCTGGACCCCAACCACCCCGACGATGATGACGACCCGGAGGGTAGCGGCAACACGTCGCAGCTGTCGGCTGAGGCGTCTGCGGTGTGGCGGTTGTGGGGTGCCAAGTCTGCTGGGGAGTGGGCTGGGGCCCCATCGGACACGTTTATGCGGCCGTTTGACCGGTTTGTGCAGGCGATGGGCGAACTCACCGAAACACCCCTATACCGGTTCGGCTCAAATTTCGCGCAAACCCCGTCCGGCGAGGCGTTGCGCGCCGCTGACGCGCCGACCGTCAACAAGGTTGAGCACCTGCAAGCGTCACTCGACGCCGTCTGGGAGGACGCCCTCGAGTACGCTCTCCGGCTGCTGGGCCACAAAAACGTTGAGGTCCGCGTCGGCTGGAAACCGGCCGAGCAGGCATCCGACTCCGAGGCGTGGACCATCGTCCAGGCCAAAATCGGGGCCGGGATGCCGCGCGACCAGGCACTCATCGAGGCCGGCTACACCCGCGACCAGGTCGACGACTGGCTCCGCAGCGGGGAGGCACAAAACGCGGCCATGTCCCGCCGCGTCGAACTCCTGACCGGCGTGGCGAACGCGTTGCAGGCGATCGGGGCGGCGGCGGCGATGGGCATCGTCAACGAGGAGCAGACAGCGTCGCTGGTATCGGATCTCCTCGGTGGTCAACCCGTGACGGAGCCGGCTGGTGCCTGACCCGATGGACCGTCTCGACAGCGTCCTCGCGGGCAGTGACCCGTCGGCGTTGTCCCCGGCGGAGATCGCGGCGATAGTTGCCGCCGAGCGGCAGGCCCGGCGGTTGGAGGAGCGGGCCGCGCGGGGCGCGGCGGCGATGCGGTCCGCGCTGGAGGCCGCGATGCGGGACGTGGCCGCCGGGTACACGCGCATCGTCGGGAGCCTGCGCAGCGAGGTACCTGATGAGGCGGGGGACTCGCTCCGCACCATGGTGCGGCGGGTTGTCACCGCGCTGGCGACCGGGTTGTTGTCGGAGTTGCCGGCGGTGTTTGAGGCACTGCGGCGGGCGATTGAGGCGGGTTTGCGGCACGGGTCGCGTCAGCCGGGCGGGTCGCCGCTGCCTGGGCTGGTGCCGTCGCCTGAGTTGTTGGCTGTGGTTGACCGTTTGGGTCTGGCTGTCCGGGCTGATATTGACCAGGCGTTGCGGCTGGTCAATACCGGCCCGTCGCGATCGTGGCGTGACGCGTCGTCGCTGGTGGGTTTGGCTGGCCGCCCGGTGCGGCGGGTTGACGAGACCGCCCGGTGGGCGTCTAACCAAGCCGTTAGTGAGGGAGCCCGCGCCCGCGCGGAGCATGACGGTGTGCCGGTGCTGTTCCTGGCTGAGAGGGACGCGTGCCTCACGTGTTTGGCGTATAGCGGGTTGGTGGCCCGGCCGGGGGAGTCCTTTCCGGCGGGTCTGACGTTTGGTGACCCGGGGACGTCAACGGTCAAGGACCCGATTTTTGGGCCACCGTTGCATCCGCATTGCCGTTGCCGGGTGACGCCGTGGTACGGCACGGACCCGTACTACGGTATCGGGCCGCAGATTGCCCCAGAGATGCCTGCCGTGTTGATGCGTGAGGCTCAGAGGTCTGTGTTTCGCGGCGACTCGGCGTATCACTCGGGCGCGGCGTTGATGCGGGCCGCGGCACGGCTTTTGGCGTCGCCGCCGGGTACGACGGGTTTGCCGGAGACGGTCAAGTTTAGGGCGGCCCGGAAAGTGGCGGCCGGCCGGGGGGCCTGGCGCAGGTCGAGACGTTGACGGGTCGTGATGACCCCACCATGCACTGCCGGATCGAGAGGGTCCATGTCGTGATGACAACTGTGTTGCCTGTTGTTGGTTGCCGTGCCGATGGCACGCCTATCTACCTGTTGTGGGGGTCGGACTGGGCCGGGTACGTCGAGCCTGATGACGGCGCCGAGGACGAGGACGAGGACGAGGAGGACGGGGAGGACGGGGGCGACGACGACGAGAGTGATGAGGACGATGAGTCGGAGGACGACGATGAGTCGGAGGACGACCAGTCGGAGGACGACGACCAGGATGCCGCCGGTGAGTATGTGCCGCCGACGCGGGATCAGTGGGAACGACTCCAGGCCGGCACGAAACGCAACAACGCCGAGCACAAACGGTTGCGGTTGCTACGCAATGCCCTCGCCGTAAAAGGCTACGACCTATCCACAGAGGACGGCCAGCGGGCGCTTGAGGATCTGATCGACGGCGGCGCCTCAACCGACTCCGGGAGCGCCACCGACCGGGCTGTCGCGAGGGCGGCCGAGCGGGCGGCGGCGCGAGTTGAGGGCAGGTACAAACCGGCGCTGGCCCGGACCGCGACGGCCGCCGCGCTCGCTGAGGCCGGGTGGTCTGGTCGCGGCCAGGAGCGGGTGATGAGGCTCCTCGATCTCGATGACGTCGATGTCGACGATGAGGGCAACGTGACGGGTATCGCGGAGCAGGTCGCGAGTATCAAGGCGGATTTCCCGGAGTGGTTCCGGGGTTCCAGGCCACCTGAGGCGCGTCGTGGCGCGCCTCAGATTGACGGGGGCGCCCGCCGCACGAAGAGCGGCGGCGGGCAAAAAACGTGGCTGCATCAGGTTGATGACCAGCTCAGCGGCAGGGCCTGAGTCAAGTCTACATTAGAGTGAGATCGGGGGGCTGGTCATGGGCGTTAAGCGTAAATTCACGGCGGCGCTCCACCCGCACGTGTCCGCCCCAGGGCGGAAACGGGGCCAGTGGGCGCGCAAACTCAACGGGCCGTCGTGGCTATCGGCGGTGTCTGATCAGCTGATCGGCCGGGCGACGGGGGCCAAACCCGCCCGGGGAGCGTCTCGCGCGCGGGTCAAGGCGCGGGCTGTCCACGCCGTGACGGCCGACGAGATCCGTCAGCGGGCCGGTCGCACGGGCCCAGCCGTGGTGGCGCGGGCGGGTTCCCGCCGGCATGCGGGGTTTGACCTGCCGCCGCGCCCCGAGGCGGCTCCGAAAGTCCCAGCGAAAAAGGCCCCGGAGGGGTCGTTCCGCGGGGCCAAGCCAGGCGAGAGAGAGGCCGCGCCGCGTGTGCGCGAGCCTGGTCGCGCCCCTTTTTCGGAGGAGGCATGGCGGGAGCGTGATCGCGGCGCGGCGCCTGACGTCCCGAACGTGGCGGTCCGTGTTCGGCGTGCCGGCAGTCGGCACGAGGTCATAACCCAGCTCGACCAAGAGCCGGGTATGACTGCGCCGAGACTCGCGGAGTTGGCTGGTGAGCTGGGTATCAGCATGCCTGCGCATGTCAAAACCCGGGAGGCACGGCAGGCGCACATCGCAGATGCTCTCGCTAGGGGCGAGGGCAAGGCGAAGCCGGCTACGCCGTCGCCAAGCGCCCCAGCCCGCGCGAGTGAGGGAGGCGGGGCCGAGAAGCCCAGCCCAAGGCTCGTTGTCTCCAAACTAGAGTCATCGGCGAGCCGGGAGGAGGCCAATGCCCACCTGGAGGGGTTGACGCTCGGCGAGTTGGGTGATGTGGCGATGGCGTCTGGTACGTCTACGGCTGGTGCGTCCACGCCGGAGGTGTTGCGCAAGCGGATTGTTGAGCACACGGTTGGTTTCCGGTTGGCGCCGGCGACGGTGCGGGAGGCGAGCGGGCCGACCAAGGCCGGCCGGAAGGCCGCACCAGCCAAGGCGGCTGTCGACCCCGCCCAGGTTGCCGACCAGCTTGGGGCCGCCTCCTCCCGGGAGGAGGCACACAAGGTGTTGTCTGGTCTGGACGCCAAAACGTTGCGGGCTGTCGCTGAGGCGTCGGGCGCGAGGGGTGGCCTGACCACGAAAGAGGCCATGCGGGAGCGGATTGTTGAGCACACTGTCGGGTCTCGGCTGGATCACGCTGCGGTTCGTGGTCGGGGCGAGTCGCAACCCGGGTTGGGGTACCCGGACCTGGTCGGGCACGAGCTGACCGGGGCGAGGCTGGGGTGGCTCAAACCCGGTGACGTGATCCACGACGGGCATGAGTCCGCAACGGTGACGGCCGTGGGGAAGGACAGGATCCACACGGACAAGGGCATGTTCGGTCCGGCGGCGGCGGTGACTGTTGTGTCGCAGGCGGCACCAGCGGGCTCGACGTTGCCTGCTGTGGGCAGGGCTGGCCGGGCTGTGCCCGCGCTGGGCAAGGCGGCTGGCGCGAAGAAGGCCAAGTTGCCGCCAGGGGAGATGACCACCCGACTCATGACGCTGCCCAGCCGCGAAGAGGCACACCAACAACTAGAGGGATACGCCAAGACAGACCTCGTCGCGCTGGCGAAAGAGCTCAGCGTTCCGAGCGTTTCGCGCCGCAACATGAGCGATCTGCGTTTAGAGATCGTGGAGGCGACGACCGGACGTCGCCTTGACTCCGTCGCTATCCGGGGGTTTGAGGGTGATCGGCCGGGTCTCGACGCGACCGGGCGGGACACGGTGGCGGACATCAGATCCCCGGATGAGCAGGCCGCTCGGCGGGCCCGGCTGGCTGGTTTGGTGGAGCACGCCCCGGATGCCGCGCCAGCGGTCGCGGGCGGCCGAGCTGCCGCCCGCGACCGCTACCAGGCTGTCGCCGACGCGAAGCCCTACGCTGCGGCGGCGGCCGAACTCGCCGAGCTCCGCGCCAAAAAGACCGACCCCACGGTCATCGCGGACCACATTCGTGCCATCGGCAGCCCGCACCACCCCGCCACAGAGGAGTCTGGCGCCAAAACCAAGACCAAAGCCGATCTTGACGCTGTTGCCGGCATGTTTGACCATGGCGACTCGGCGGCCGGTACCCGGGCGTTGGCGAAACTGGTGCGGGCCCACAAACTCAGCCCGGTTGGGGGGGCGGCTGGGTCGAAACAGCCGTATGACCCGGAGGCTCACCGGCATGTCGGGACTGCCCCAGAGGCTGGTACGCAGGTGCATGTGTTGCGGCCTGGGATTGTGTTGGCGCATGGTGATGGGTCGTCGACGCGGTTGTCGGAGGCCAGTGTTACTGGTGTGCCCGCGCGGAAGGTTGCGGCAAAGAAGGCTGCGGCGCCAGCACCGACGAGGGGTGATGAGCTGGGTGCCGGGACGTCACCCGTGCCGGTCATCCGCACCACCAGCCCCGCTGGGGACTTCGGCAAGCTGGGCAAGGGTGAGCAGGCCCGTGCCCGGAGGCTGCGGGACCGGGCGGCGGCGGCCGGACTGGTGAAGGCCAACGTGGATGGTCATGACACGGCCATGTCCGCATCCCAGATCGCCCAGCACATGGATGAGTGGGAGGCGGCGATCCGTGACGCCGAGCGGGGTACGGCGCCTAAGCCGGCGCAGCAGCCGTTGATCGACGCATCCGCCGGACGGCAACCGCCGGTTATTCGCACGTCGTCCCCTGCGCTGAGGTGGGACAAGGCGAGCCGGGGTGAGCAGTCCAAGGCGCGGGGCCTGCGTGACCGGGCGATCAAAGCCGGCCTCGACAAGGCCATTGTGGATGGTCATGACACGGATCTGACGGTGTCCCAGATCATTCAGCACATGGATGAGTGGGAGTCGGCGATTGTGGCTGCGGAGCGGGCCGGGCCGGGCGGTGGTACCCCTAGCGTCCCAGCGACCGCAGCGGTCGCAGCCCCGACCGCAGCAGTCCGGCTCAGTCGACACGCCGTTCCAGACCTGTTTCAGCTCTCTGGCGTCCCGGCGAACCGCATGGCATACGACGCAGAAACCCGCCTCTCGACGGCTGAGATGAGGCTACGCAACGGCGACTCACCAGCCGGCGTGGCGGCCTGGCTGCGTCAAGCGGCGGAGGAACTGGAGGGCAGCGCCAGTTTCCACGCGGCTGGCGAGGTGCAGAGGTCGCCGGTCCAGATGTCCAACAGCGAGGCGCGGGCGCGGGTGAGCCGCGGGTACCGCGCGCTGCGGGCCGCAGCCAAGGCCATCGACGCGATGGCTGGTGGTGCTCGCCCAAAAGCGTGACCGCTCCAGGCGACGCGGGGCCCGCCGTATCGTCGGTGCCGGACCTGGAGGCTCCCGACCGCAGCGTGACCGACGCCGGCCACGTGGCCCGCGACGCCCAGGCTCGCTCCGGCTGGCAGGCCGGGGACAGGCTCACCCACAGCACTCGCGGGCCGGTCACCTACGTCGGCCACGACGAGCGCGACGCCAGCGGCGTGGGCGGTGGGTCGGGTGGGTCGGGTGGGGCACACTGGGTTGAGTTTGGGGACGGCGAAGCGGGCATGGTCTCCGGTGAGAGACTGTCGGGCTACGTGCCCCCGGCCGCCGCCCCAGCCCACGCGACCCGCAGCCCCAACACGGCCGTCGCCGCCCCGCCGCCAGCGGCAGGTTTGACACCAACCCGCGCCGCTGAGGTTGAGGATCGTGTCGGCGCCGCGTACCAGCAACTCGTCCTCGCCCGCAAGGGACGCGACCGCAACCCCCACATCAGCATCGCCGACCTCCGCGCCGCGCTAAGCGACATCCCCCGCAGTGAGCTGGACCAGGTACTCAAGCGCATGGACCGCAACCCGCACGTCAGCCTCGTGCCCGAGACAAACCAGAAAACGCTCACGGCCCAGCACCGGGCAGATGCTTTGCGGATCGGCGACCAGGACAACCACCTGATCAGCATCGACACGGGTGAGCCGTGGCGGACGTACAAGCAGTCAGTCGCGCCGGAACCCCCGGTTGAAGCCGGCACGGCGGACGCCCTCGCCAGCGCCATACCCGACCTCGGCCCCGACCGCGACCTGCCCCTCACCCACGCCCCGCAACTCCGGCGAGTCATCGCCCACGCCTACGACAACCACATCGGTGGCCTCCACGCCACCCTGGACCCGGACCTGTCCCGCGTCTACGACGGCCGCGATGGCGTCGTCATCCGGGCTGAGGGTGACATCCGCGACGACGCCGGCAACATCGTGGGCGGGTTTAGGCGTCTGCTCCACCCCACGACCCGGACTGTCCACAACGACATGCTGGCTATCGCCCCGGAGTGGCAGCGGCGCGGTTTCGGCCGGGCGTTTGACGACAACGCCGACCGGGTCCTCACCGACGCCGGGTATACCCGGGCGACGATCAGCCCCGCCTACGAGGGTGGCGTCGCTGCGGCCCGGAGAGGTTATGGCTGGGACTCGACCAAGCCCGGGGCTGTGGGCGATGTAGCCGGGCGGGTTGCTGGCGCGTTGGCGGCTGACCCGTCCGGGCCGGGGTCTGACCGGTTGCGGGGGTGGTTGGAGGCGTTTCGGGGTGATCGTGCGGGGTGGCCGACGCCGTTGGAGATCGCCAATTCGGGGCCGGCTGGTGTGGCGATCCTGGACGGGTCGTCGTGGCAGGGCGAGCGGCGGTTGGGCGCGGCCGGTGACACCCCGGCCCAGGACAGAGGTGGCGCGCCCCTCAGCGCGGCTGACAGGGCCGCCGCGCTGGCCGAACCGCAGGAGAGTCCGGACCTGCTCAACCGGTTGCAGCAGACCGAGATGGACGCCGCGAGAGCGCTGGCCGAGATGGCGATCGAGGTTGAAGAACTCGCCGCCAAGGATGCCTCAACCCGCGCGATGACTCACCGGGTGCGGGCGCGGATGAAGCGAATGCGTCTGGAACCGATCGACAATGCTGGCGAAGAGGTGGCATTTGATCGGCGCCGCCACCAGCTAATCGGCCCGGACATCCGCGACGGAGCGCCAGTTGTTGTGGTCCGCCCTGGCTATGTCTGGAAGACACCCTCCAAGGATGTGCTGATCGAACGACCGGTGGTACAAGACCACGGCCCCGCCGAGACGAACCGCACAGACAGGGTGGGCTGAGGCTCCCGTCGACGCCGCCGTTTCAGGCGACCGGGCGCAGGTCGACGCGGTCATCGGCCGGACAGCCGCCGCCCGCGACGGGCGACCCAGCACCGCCACGCCCGCGACGGGCGACCCAGCACCGCCACGCCCGCGACGGGCGACCCAGCACCGCCACGCCCGCGACGGGCGACCCAGCACCGCCACGCCCGCGACGGGCGACCCCGGCTCGCGATGAGCACCCCCCTGCACGCCAACCGCCAACCGCTTACCGCGAACGGAGTCACAGTGATCAGCATCGCTGTGCCCGGCGGGCACGTCGTGGACTCCGACGCGCCGACCCCGGGCACCATCATCGGCCACCGCGCCAACGGCGCACCCGTCTACCTGCTGTGGGGCCGCGACGCGACCACCATCGTCGACAACTGGATCCCCATCGAGTACGACTCCGACGTCGTGCTGCGGGTCCAGTCGGAGTCGGCGGTCGAAAGGTATGCCTCGCCGGTCCCGATGAAAACTGCCACGAAGGAAATCCCGCGGTCGGCCGGGATGACCGTCACGGTGGGCACCACCTACACCGACGACGCGTCCACAAACGACAAAATCACCCTCACGGCCCGCCGGTTCATCAGCCGGTTCCAGGTCGACGAGGATGATCTCGCCGACGTGGACTCCCGCATGGAGACCATTAACACCAAAGCGATGGATTGGGCCATCAGCTACGCGGATACGTTCGACAACGCCTGTCTGGGCGTTTCTGGCGCGGAAAACGGCACCACCGCTCCGTTCACGTCGGTCTACAAGACGTTGCGCACGACCGACTCCGGCGTGTCGTACACGGCGGATGACAACTACCTGACGTGGGACGACGACCTGTACGCCACCATTGCGTCCAGCGTGTTTGACACCGCGAGCCTCTACGCCAAGCTTTCCCACACATTCAAACTGGTGGAAACCGGCAAATACTGGTCACTCGCGGACTCGCTCGTCATCGCCGCCCCGGGGTGGCGCGACGCGCTCCGGCTCACAGTGGACGGTCAGGGTAGGCCGATTTTCATCCAGGGCTCCGCAGGCACGCCCGACACGCTGTTCAACGTGCCGATCTCGTGGAGCCGTGGCTGCAAGGTCTCGGCCACGCTCAGCGGCTCGCCCACGGGCGCCGACCTGCTGTACTTTCTCAACAAACGATACTTGAGGGTTGGCAAGCGGAGCGGGCCGGAGACTCGCACAGACACGCCGCGCGCCCAGGACGACAGCGACAACTACGCGGTCAAATTCCGCGCGCGTCGCGCGTTTAAACTAAGCCACCCGAACGCGGCGGCCGCCCTCGAACGGGTGACCGACTAAACGGCCCGGGGGCCCGCGCCTCGCCAACCGGGCCCCCAGCGCCCCTCCCCCCACGGAAAGGACGGTCGTGGACTACGACGCAACCAAACACGCAGACCTCGTCGCTGAGGCCCGCGCCCGCAGCCTGCCCATCCGTGGCAGCAGGACCGACATCACCGCCCGCCTGCTCGCGCACGACGACGCCCAGCGAGCCCACCACGAACAGGAGCAACCCATGGCGCTGATCGCCGCCGGGCCCGATGACGGATCCAACGACGACCTCCTCGCGGTGGTCGCACCCACCACACCCGCCGCACCACCACCCACAGTGGACCCTCTGGTCCGGCAGGCCATCGACATGCAGGCCGAGATACTCCAGCTCCGGGCCCAACTCGCCGCCCGCCCCGGGACAGCCCCAGCAGCCGGCGACGCCGCCGACATCGCGCACGTCGCCAACCGTGAGCGGGTATACCGGGCCGAGCACGTGCTGTACCCCGGCATGGATCTGGGCGACGGGCTCCACCAGGAGTTCTGCGCGGCCACCAAGCGGCAGGCTGAGGCGGCCGGCCACACCACCAAGGGCCCAGCGCACCGCACCGGGTGGGGCGTCAGCGACGCGGGGCTCCGCACCGCCGTGTACGAGATCTACGCCCGGCGATAACCACCCATGCCCGCCGCGCAGCGTGACGTCATCGTCGAACGCGCCGCCGTCTTTACGTACATAGTGGACCTGCTGGATGAGTACGGCGACCTACGCGCGGACCTGACCGGCGCGGCAGGCGCCATGCAGGTCCGCGCCGAGAGAGACAGCGGCTCAACCCTTCTCGCGACGGCCACCGTGACCGTTGACGCGACGTATTCGACCGTTACGGCCACCATCCTCGCCGCAACAACAGCCAGCTACGAGTGGGTCGCCGGCTGGTACGACCTAGAGATCACCACCGGACCCACTGGCGTCGAGCGGGTCGCCGAGGGCCGCGCGACCCTGCACCGCAACGTAACCACCTGAGGAGACATGGATGGCCGAGGGACTCGCGGCGGCAACCGCGAACAGCGCTCTCAACCTGCTGTGCAAGGGCACGGCGTGGACACCCCCGTCCGCTGGGTGGGTTCAGCTCCACACTGGGGCACCCGGTGCGGCCGGCACGTCCAACGTGGCCAGCAACAGCACCCGCAAGCAGGCCACGTTCGGCACAGACGCCGCAGGCGGGTCAATCGCGAACACCGTTGCGGTCACGTGGCCCAGCGTGTCGGCGGCCGAGACGTACACAAAATTTTCGTTCTGGACCCTATCCAGCGGCGGCACGTTTCTGCTCTCGGGCACGGTCACCGCCAATGCGGTGGCGGTGACCGACGATTTCACCGCTGCCATCGGCGCGATGGTCGCGACGCTGACCATCGCATCGTAAAAGATATATATGGGGTACTTCTGGGCGGACGCCGACCTGACAGGGTCATCCGAGTTTGTCGATACAGCGACGGTCGGGCAGCGGTTCGCCCTGCCCGCCTGCACGATAACCCGGCTCCGGTGGCGGTGGCCCGGCACCAACCCCGCCACCCCACCCACACAGATACACATGTGGCGTGTCAGCGACCAGTCGTTGACAGCCAGCGTCACGTTCGACGCGACCACGACAGGGGAGTGGGACTCGGCCACCCCAGCCAGCCCAATTGTGATCGCCTCCGCCGACACCTACGCCGTGGGAGTGGTCACCACCAGGTACCGCGCCAAATCGGGGGTGCTCACCTCACCCCTGACCAGAGGCAGCGTCACCGCCAGCGGGGGCTATTTCCACGCTGGCGGCACTCTGGCCTACCCGGCCACAGTGAGTTCCAACGGCTCCACCTACTACGTTGACGTCGACTACACGATCACCGGCACCATGTCCGCCCCGCTCGGTGCCCTGACCGCAACTCTAGGCGGAACCCGACAGGTCAACGGCACCCTGAGCGCGTCTCTCGGTGCCCTGACCGCAACTCTAGGCGGAACCCGACAGGTCAACGGCACCCTGAGCGCGTCTCTCGGCGCCCTAGTCGCCTCGCTGACGGGCACCCGCACGAGGCACGGCATCATGGCCGCAGACATGGGTGCCCTCACCGCCGTGTTGTCCGGCACCCGGACCGTCAACGGCGGCCTCGACGCCCCGCTCGGTGCCCTGACCGCAACCCTGACCGGAACCCGCACCGGGCACGGCACCATGTCCGCCGACCTCGGTGCCCTAGTCGCGGCCCTGGGCGGCACCCGCAGGCCACACGGCGCCCGCACTGGGGCCGCCACATACCGCAGCGGCCCGCAGCGGGCCACCCATTACCGGGGAGGCTGACGTGGCGGACTGGACCACCGTGGCCGACATCGAGGCCCTCACTGGGGTCGCGGTCACCCTGCCGGACCTCAAGCAGGCGCAAAGCATAGTCAGCCTGTTTGCGGATACCACAACTGCGGCCTCGGATGGCGGGTTGGTCTCCGTCCGCAACCTGCGCCTGCTGGCGTGGGCCGTCGGGTGGCAGGCGGCGTGGATGCGTGAGCACCCAGACGTAATGACATCCACCGACGTGACTGCGTTCAGCCAGGACGGCATGTCCTCCAGCCCCGCCCACCCGAACGCGCACCTCCTCGCGCCGTTGGCGAAACGGTGCCTGGACCGCCTGACGTGGCACCTGGCGCCGCTGCGTGCGTACAAACCCAACCGGGCGTACACCGACACCGGCACCCGCAACTCGGCGGCACGAGACGACGACCTGCCGTGGGTGCCCGCGTGAAAACGCGGGCGAACACGAGGGTGACGATTCTGCGGGGCGGCGGGACCGACTCGTTCGGCGACCCCGTCGACCTCGCCAAAACCGTCGCGTCGGGCGTCACCGCGTCCATCATGGAGCGCAACAAAACTGTCACCAACCCTGTTGACGGGACGGTGCGGCAGGTCCGCTACTACGTGGGCCGGGTACCGTCCGGCACCGACATCCGGACTGGTGACCGGGTGCGGGACGAGCGCACCAACACGGTGTACGTGTTCGACGCATCCTCTGAGGCGGCTAACCCGGTGCGCGGGTCAGACATCCGCCTAGATCTCCGCCGTGTCACCTGACAGACCGCCGGGGAGGCGACCGTGGCCGGAGTGATCATCGAATCGCCCGTGTGGCGACTCGACCTAGAGGCCCGCACACAGGACGACCTCATCGAGATCACCGAGGCCATTGCCCTCGACTGCCGGGCGGGGTGCCCCATCGACAGCGGAGCGATGCTCGCCACGATCCACACCACCTACACACCCGGCAACAGCTACATCCACGTCGGCACGGACCACTGGCCATCCACCGAGTACGGCTCCGTCGACCACGAGATCACGCCACGCGGCCCCGGCTACCCGCTGCGATTCTTTTGGCTCAAAATGGGGCGTTGGGCGTCATTCTGGCGGGTGCACCACCCAGGCACCCCAGCACAGCCGTTCATGCGGCCAGCGCTCCTGAGGCGCCGCGCACCCGGCGGCCGACTGTGACCAACCGGGCGGCCTCCGAGGTCGTCGCCATCGCGTGGCTCCTCGGCGTGCCGGGACTCACCGCCGACGCCGACCACATCGGTGTCACCGTGCCGCAACGCGACCCCGCCACCAGCCTGTACCCGTGGGCCGACACCGGGTTTGTGCAGATGGTTGGTGTCATCGGCGGCACCCCCGGCATGTATGTGCCCTCGCGGCAACCCGTCGTGTCACTCAACCTGTGGGCCGTCAACCCCGACTCGGGCCTGCCGCCGTGGGGCCGGGCCCGTGAGCTGGGTGAGCTGATCGTCGCCGACACGTACCGCACAACCGGTCGTGAGGGTGGTGGGCGGGATGTGTCGGCGCTGATGCCGGCCGGCTACGCGGGCGCCTACGTACAGGCGGCGTGGGTTGTGTCGGAGCCTCGCCGTGTGCCGGGCGACGCCGGGGCGTATGCCCGGCTGTCGATGGATATGGCATTCGCGTGGGTTGAGCTGTAACCCCGGGCCTGGCGGTCAGCGGCGCTGACCGTCGGAACAAAACCAGTCATTACCACCACACTAAGGCCCCCTCTGGGCCGGTCCTGAAGGGGGCACATCCATGTCCGTAACCAGCAGCAATTTGGTCGAGGGTCCCGCGGTCCTCTACTACGGTGCGTACGGGGCGACTGAGCCGGCCGACTCGGCTGTCAACTCTGCCCCGGCAACCAGCGCGTGGACTGATCTCGGGGGCACCAACGAGGGTTTGACGCTGTCGATCGACCGCGAGATGTCGGAGATGACAGTTGATCAGGTGTTGTACGTTGTGGCTACCCAGCCGACCAAGATCGACCCAAAAATCAAGACCACGCTGGCTGAGGCGACGCTGGCCAACCTGGCGATCGTCTTGAACGAGGGCACGGTAGCGACGCCGGGGTCGTACAGGACGTTCGACCCGCCTACCACTGAGGCCAGTTTCCAGGCCACGTACTATGCGTTGATTGTCGACGGGTGGGCTCCCGGAACCGCCAAGAGGCGCCGGGTAATCGCGCGTAAATGCCTGTCGATTGAGTCCGTTGAGGCAGCGTACAAGAAGGACGGGCAATTTGTTTTCCCGGCCACGTGGCGGATCCATTACATAGACAGCTCCACTAAGCCGTTCCACATCGTGGACGCAATCTAGCGTCGGCTAGGCGGCCAGCGCCGCGACGGCCGCCTCAAATTTCGCGGCCACCGACGGCTTGACCTTCCCCGCGACCCGCGCCAGCACCGGCCCGGCGAGGTAGTTGTACTCGGTACCCAGGATGCCCCCGCGGATCGAGCGGAGGTAGTCGGCGCGCCTCCGCGCACCAGCCGCGTCCGGCCATACCTCGATCGCCCCGCCACGGTCGGTGTCGTACCTGTCGGCCGTCGTGTCGCCGCCGGCCAGCTCGAACGACGCCCGGGACACGTAGCGGCGGCGATGGCGGCTAGGGCTATCTGGCCGGTCCTGCCGGCCGGGGTGCGGGTCGCGAGCCGACGGTGCCAGACCCGCCCGCAAGATCAGTGTCGGCCAACCGGCCGACAACCCATACCTAGACGGACGAGGGACTATCGGATGATCAGACTCGACCAAAAGGCCGCGCGGGAACGCGCGGCCAGCGCCGAGCGGGAGCAAATTTTCGAGATCGTGGGCGACGACGGCACGGTCGTCGCCGGCAGCATCCCGCGCGTCATCGACGCCGCCGCCGTGGTCCGTTACCTGGACAACACCGCTGACCGGGGCCAGGAGGCGGCGATGGCGGAGTTGTTGCGGGAGTTGCTCGACGCCGAGGGGTATGACGCGCTCGTCCAGTACGTCGGCCTCGACGCGGCCGAGCTCGACGAGATATTCAGGGTCGTCGAGGACCGGATGTCGGCCCAGGTGCAGAGAACGGGAAAATCGGGCAAGCGGCGCTCGAAGCGGTAGCAGCGCCGCTGCTCCAACGCACCGCTGAGGTGCTGTGGGTCCTGGATCACCTCGCCGATATTGAGTCGGATTTGTCCGCGATCCACCGTGTCGACAACATGTGGTCCATGCCCGCGACCCGGTTTTTGCGGCTGGCGGAGCGCCTGGTGGCGTATCCGGGGGTTATGCGGGCCCGCGCTGAGATGGAGGCGGCGGAGAGCGGCGGGCATATCCCTGACAGGGGTACGCGACCCCGCAACGGCACGTATACCCCGCAGTCGGTTACCCCGGCTGCGGCGACGCTTGACCCTGTCCTCGGCTCCATCATCTCGTTCGGCAACAGTGGGGTGGGGGGTGACGGGTCGTGACGATGGCCATCCCTGGCGGCGGGTTCCGGATCGCGACCGGTTACCTGCGTGTTACCGCGACAACGCAGGAGGCGGAGCGGGAGACCAACCGTTTCCTGCGTGACACGGAGTGGCGTTACGCCAGCGGGGGCAAAAAGTCGGGCAAAGATTTCTCTAAAGGATTTGTGGCCGGGTTTCTGCCACAAATGCGAGCCTTCCTGCCTCAGGTCGGCAGGCTCGCCGACGATCTCAGCAAACGCTTGGTCAAAGCGGTCAAACCGGCACTTCAACTTCTCAAATTTGGGGCTATTGCTGGCGTTGTCGGGTGGGCGATCGGCGCGCTCGCTGCCGGCGTCGGTCGCCTGATGGCCGTCATCCAAGAATTGGCGCACGTCATCGTGGTGGCGGCCGGGTCTTTGCTGCTGCTGCCCGGCGCCCTCATGGCGGCGGTCGGCGCGTTCGCGGTCCTCAAGATCGGCATGTCCGGGTTCGGCAGCGCCCTGAAGGCGTTGGGGGAGGGCGACGCCGACAAAATCGCTGAGGCGATGGCGAAACTGGCCCCTAACGCCCGGACCGCTGCCCTCGCTGTTCACGCCCTCAGCCCCGCGTTCGCCAGCCTTAAACTCGGTGTGCAGCAAAAACTGTTTGAGGGCATGGCCTCCGCGATCAACCGTCTCGGCACGGGTTATCTCCCCGTCCTCAGGGACGGGCTGGGGTTGATGGCGATCGCGCTCAACGGCACCATTCGCGGCGGCGTCGATTACCTCACCCAGGCCGGCACCAAAATGGACTGGACCGCCATTTTGGCCAACTCGGCTTGGTCTGTCGGCAACCTGGGCGAGGCGTTTAAGTCGCTGCTGCGGATCATCACCGACGCGACTGTCGTGTCATCCGAGGCGTTCGCCCGGATTACTGAGGGTGCGGGTGCCGCAGTGGCCAGGTGGGCGGATTATATTGCCGCCGCCCGCGCGTCGGGCCGGCTTGGCCAGCTCATTAACGACGGCGTGGTCGCGCTCAAGGCATTGGGCCGGATGCTCATGGATGTGGGCGGAATCATCAAAGGGATTTTCTCCGCTGCGGGGTCCGGCGGCGGAATGCTCACGTTTTTGCACAGACTCAACGAGACGATCAACAGCATCGCCGGCCAGACCGCACTGAAAACGTTTTTTGAACAACTCGCCCGCGTCGGCGACGCCGTCACGCCAGTCCTAGTGGCGCTGATGCAGGCCCTCGGCCCAGTCGCCACAGGCATCGCCGACATTGCCACGGCGTGGTCGCCGGCCCTAGTCACGCTGGTCACCGCGCTGGGCACGGCGTTGTCTCTGCTGGCGCCGGGCCTGGTGGGGCTGGCCCCAGGTATTGGCGCGGCGTCCGGGGCGTTGGAGCCTATTGGCGATCTGATATCTGGCGTGTTGACGCCGATGGGCGACCTGATTTCGCAACTCGGGCCGGTCTTGATACCGCTGTTTGCGGATCTTGCCGAGTCTGCGGGCAACGTCTTGGTGCCAGCGTTGGCTGCTATGACGCCGGTGGTTGTTGATCTGGCTAAGGCGTTGGCGCCGATCGCGGGGGCGTTGGCGTGGGTGACGGACGGCGCGGTTGGCGTGGAGTTGGGTATTATCGCTACCGCCTTGGTGGGAGTTAAGGTCGGGACGGAGTTGTGGGCGGGGGCGGTATGGCTGCTCGACGCGGCGATGGCTGCCAACCCTGTCGGGCTGGTCATCATCGCTATCGCCGCACTCGTTGCCGTCATCCTGTTGATCGCCACAAAAACGACCTGGTTTCAGGACGCGTGGAACTGGGCGTGGGGCGGCATCAAAAAAGCCGCACTCGCCGTGTGGGACTGGTTGTCGAAAACGTTGTGGCCGGGCATCACCGGATTTTTCGGTGCCATCGGCGACGCGATAGGCAAAGCCGTCGACTACTTTGTCGCCTTGCCCGGCAAAATCTGGAACGCCTTGACGGCGCTGCCCGGAATCCTCAAAGACGCCGCGTCGAAAGCATTCGACCTGTTTTTTGAGGCTGTCGGTTTCGGCCTGGGCACGATTTACGGGCTGCTCACCGGCACCCCCACCAGAGTGGGCGAAATTTTCCACACGATGTGGACCACCGCGATTGGCTGGGTTGTCGGCATGTGGGACTCGATCAAGACGACGTTTATGGACGGTGTCAATAATGCCATTGACTGGGTTGTGGGCATGGCCGACAAGATCTGGGCCTGGTTCATCGAGATGAAAAACCGCGTCGTGTCGACTGTCGTGGGCATGCTCGACGACGCGATCACGTGGCTGATGGGGCTCGGACCCCGTATCATCGAGGCGCTCAACGACCTGCCTGCCAAAATCAAAGCCGCCGTGTCCGGCGCCAAAACGTGGTTGGTCGACACCGGAAAGAACATCTTACGCGGATTGTGGGACGGCATAACCCAGTCGTGGGACTGGCTCATGGGCAAAATCGGCGGCATCGGCGACTCAATCATGAAAGGGTTTAACAAAGCCCTCGATTCCCACAGCCCGTCGCGGCTGATGGCCCGTAGGGTCGGCCGGCCGATCGCCGCTGGCATCGCCGTCGGCATGGAAGAGGGGGCCCCCGACCTGTACCGGTCGATGGCCGGGCTCCTCGCCTCGCTAACCGCCGCTGGGCCAAACGCCGCGGCTGGGCGCGCTGCCAGCTCAGGCATGCCGCTGCCAGCAGCTGGCGGGCCCGTCCACGTCACCGTGATGCTCGGCGACCGGGTGATGGAGGATCTCGTCCAGGACGTCATCGTTAACCGCCCCAACACCGTCGCCGCCGCAACCGACGTCGGCCACCAGCGGCGCGCGTTCGCCGGCACCCGCAACCGGCTGGTGGCCACAGCGTGACCGACGCCGGCATTTACTTCGGGGCACCCGGCAACCTGACCGCCCTGCCGCACCCGCGCGGCGGCGTGACAGCCACCCGCGTGCGGCCCACGTTCACGTACATCACGGGCGGCGGCGGGGCGCGCGTGTCCAAAGTAGTCGGCGGGCGGCGCCAGTACACGCTGGGCTGGGACTCCCTCGACCTCGACACATTCTCGACCCTGCTGGAGTACGACCAGGGCCACCGAGGCCCAGGCCCGTTCTGCCTGTTCGACCCAGGTCAGCGCAACATGCTCACCGTCAACCAGTCCTCAGCCACGAGCGAGACTAACGACACCGACAATTTCACCGTCGGCGGCAGCGGCTACACATTGTCGTCGGACTCGGCGACGTACCGGCGCGGCCCGAGATCCCTCAAGATCACCGCCGCGTACGCGGCGGTCAGCGGCACCGTCACACTCGACGCCCCGTCCAGCAGCTGGTACGGGGTACCCGTCCTGACCAGCCGCGCAGCCGTCCTCAGCATGTACGCCAAGGGCGGCGGGGCCGACGCGATCGTCGAACTGACACCACGCCTGACCTGGTACACCACGGCCGGCGCGGTCGTGTCCGCCACCTCCGGTGCGCCCGCCACCACCTCCTCAGGGGCGTGGGCCCAGCTGTACGTCACCGACACACCACCAGCCGCCGCCGCCTACGCCCTGCCGTCCGTCGTCACCACGGCCGGCACTGTCAGTGCCGGCGCTGCGGTGTACCTGGACCAGCTGCAGATGGAGGAGGGATCCACCCCGGGCACGTGGCGGCCCGGCACCGCCGTCATGCCGGTGCAGGTCATGTCCCTGGTGGATCAGTGGCCGTGGGCTCACCCCGACTACCGCTCCGGCCCGGCCATGGTGTTGCAGGAGGTGGACTGATGCGGGACACGTCAGCGGCGTTCGACGCGGCGATGGAGTCCGGTGCGGTCACGTGGGTGCGACCATCCGTGCGGGCGGACTGGGCTGGTGACGGCTACGGCGCGGACGGGTCCATCGATGATCTGTCCGGTCAGGCTGGCGGGCCAATCGAGGTCATCCAGGCTCTCGACGACGGTCTCCCCGACGCGGTGTCTTTTGTGGCCGGCGACACTGTCGCGGTCGCGACAGTGCCGATGGCGTGGGGTCGCGGCGGGCTGGGGCCGAGTCAGTATTTCTCGCCGCTACGCGCCGACTCGGACGTGTACGGCTACGACCGCGACGTGGCGCCCGTAAAAATCGATGTCGGCGCTGTCACGGCCAACGGGCAGGAGCGTGTACGCGTGTACACCGGCCAGATGGCCGGCACCCCCGTCAAAGGGCACGCCGCGACAATGCTGGCTATCAGCGCGACCCGCCTCACCCTCGCCGCGCTCGTGCAGCCACCACCGATCGCCCGCGCGTTCGATGGACTCACCGGCACGTGGCCGGTGTCGTGGACCCTGGCCGAGTGCGGCATCTACGTGTCGCCGCCGCCCCGCCTCGGGTGCCGCTACTGGGCACCCATGCACGGGTCCACCAGGGCGTTCGCGCCACCCGAGGCGCCGGAGAACACGATCGGCGGGGGCGGCAACCAGCTGCTCTACACCAAGGACGGCGTCGACCTCCAGGCGCCGCCAATCGTCCCGGCGGACGGCCTGCCCTACTGGGTTGACGGCGCCTACCTGGAGGCGCCGCATTTTCGCGCCAACACGCGCCAGGTGTACTACGGGTTCAGCGTCGCCGCGATGGAAGACGGCGACCCGCTGTTTGAGGCGGCCGGGGCGGCGGGCCGGGTTGAGTTGATGGTGCGCGGCGACGACATCAACACCAACACCACACCGGGCGGGTCGGGCTGGTGGGACGCCTACAACCCCAACGGCCTGCTCGTCGAGGTCGTCCTAGAGGACCCGGCGGAGGCAACCCGGGTCCGGGTGGGGATCCGCCGGTCCGACCGCAAATCCACCATCGTCGTCACCGACGCGGGCGGCACGTACAGCATCGTCGGTTCAACGCCGCTGCCCACGGACGGGGCGTGGTACGGCATCGGCGCGGCGTGGGACTACGCCGCCAACAAGTTGTGGCTGTACTACAACGGCGCCGTGACCACCTCCGCGGGCCTCGCGCTCAGCGAGGCCAACCTGTCGGCAGACCCGGCCGGGCTCCAGTGGACAGCCCACCTGCCCTTCGGCGAAGTCCACGTCACCGCTGGCGCCCAGGCCAACCCCGACAACTACCCGTGGGTGTACGACGCCGGCTACGCCTGGACCGCTGGCGCGGCCGTCGGCCGGTCGAGGCTGGACCTGGTGGCGCTGGCAGAGCCGGCGCCACGGGAGGCGTGGGCGTACCTCGCCGCCCTAGCCCAGTCTGAGCTGGCCGCGCTGCGCGTTGACGAGGATGATGTGGTGCGGTACCTGCCGTTGGCGTGGTGGGTGCTCAACGACTCCGTCGACGACCCTGTCGACGCCCTGTCCACGGACACGTCGGCTGGAACCCCGGGCAACGTCGGTGACCTCAGCGTCGGGTGGGACATCTCCAAAATCCGCAACTCGGCGACCGTAAAATATAAGGAAACGTCGATTGGCGGGCCGGTTGTCACGGAGGCGCTGTACTCCCTGCCTAACGTGATCCCGCTGGTGCCGGGCCTGACTGCCATCAACATAACGTTCGCCGCCCCAGCTGTCTCGGTCAGCGACGCCTACCCGCCGGTCGCGTTAAGCCAGGCGGCGATTGACGCCCTCAACCCTGACGGGGTGGGGACACAGTCCTACGTCACTGTCAACACGGCGACTGACGGCAGCGGCGCATATTATTCGGACGCGGACGGCATAATTTTTACGGTGCCCGCCGTGTATACGGCGGGCGGTATCCGGGTCACGATCCGCAACCCGACCGCATTGACCCTGTACCTCGCGAACGACGTCAGCGTCCCGGCGCTGGTCATCGCCGGGGTGGGGGTCCACACCGTGGACACCACGGTCACTGTCACCGACGCCAACAGCGTCGCCATCCGGGGTGAGCGGACCGTCGCCGTCGATGCCCCCCTGGCACAGACTCGCGAGAACGCGTTGTGGCTGGCGACCGCCATCGTGGGCGAGCATGCCTACCCGATGCCCCGCGTGGAGGGTGTGGAGGTGTTCGGCGACCCCCGCCGCCAGCCGGGCGACCTCGTGCGCGTCGTCGACAACGCGAACACCGGACTGGACGACAATTTCCGCCTCGTCTCCGTCAAGCACACCGTCGACGGGGCCAGATACACGCAGACGGTGACGGGGCGTCGGGTGCTCCCGGCTGCGGTATGGGACGTGTCCAACTGGGACGAGTGCGTATGGGCGGAGTGACATGACCCTGGCTGTACCGACACCTAACACCCCCGTTTCGTCCGGGGTTTGGGGCGCCGCCCTGACTGCCCTGTACAACGATGTCGTTGACGGCACCTACGCCAACTTCGCCGACCTAGTGGCACCCGCCTATATCGCCTACACGGTGGCGTGGACGTCAACCGGTACCGCCCCAGCGATCGGTAATGGCATCCAGGCCGGCCGGTGGTGGCGGGTGCCCGGGTCCAACCGGGTAGTCGACGAGATCCGGCTGATCTGGGGCTCGACCACCACGGGTGGCACAGGCGAGTGGCGGTTGTCGACGTCCCACACGATGTCCGCGTCGGCGGTGGTGTTTGGGTGCGGCTATGTCAACATTTTCGATTCGGGGACCCGTAGTAGCCCTGGAGGATGGCGCCCAATCACCACCACCACCATCGCTCCGGACTCCGTGAGCGGTGGCTGCACCGCTACTGTGCCGCATACGTGGGCGGTCAACGACGAGATGCGCGTGCTGGCTGTCTACGAGCCGGACTAGGAGGGGTAGGGTACGTTGCCGACGCTGATACCGACCGATCACACGGGGCTCGTCTGGGAGGGTCAGGACGCCTCCCGCGCCGAGATCCTGGCTGCGGCGCGGGAGTACCTGACCGGCCGGGGTAATCACCACCTCGATGTTGGCGACGCTCTCGCCGACCGGCCCGGGCTTGTTGTGGCGGCGTGGTGGGTGGCCAATGCTGGGTTTACCGGCATTGGCCACCTTGGCGCTGTGCCGGTCACTGTCGTAAACCTGCCGGCGCACCTCGCCGCCGGCCAGCTCGATGAGACTTGAGGAGGCGCCAGGATGGCTGTAGCGACACCCTGCCAGACCCCTGGGGGCGTGTTCCATATCGAGATCACGCCCGCGCGGATAACCTGCACCGTAGACGGCAACGGTTTGCTCGTCCCCGGCGGTGAGACAGGCGTGATGGCCGCGCAGCTGCGGTACGCGGTGAAGTTGGTGCTGCAACGGTGGTGGCCGGCCCACACGACGGAGATCCAGACCCGCATCGGGTACGGGCAGGTCGCGGTCGAAATCACTGGCGATAGCCTGGCGATCCATGACGGGGAGGCCGGGTTGCTGGAGCACCAGCTCCACAACGCGCTGGAGCTGGTGCTCCAGCGCTGGTGGGTGCGGGGCGTGGAGGCGACGACGTGAGCGCCAACCCCAACCCGGCGCGGGTCACCGACGCGATGTGGGAGTTCTGGTTGGCGTTCCGTCGACTGGAGCCAGGCGTCGAGTTGGGCGGCATTTACGCGGACAAACCGGGCTATCATAACATTCGCGCCGCGTTGCCGGCGTCTGACTACTCCGTCCAGGCCGCAGCCGACCGGCAGGGGCCGGCCGACAAGGCCGCAGCGATTGACCTAACGTTCCCCAGCGCCCAGCGCGGGGACTACAGCACGATCAGGCGGTACGCGGCTCGGCTGCTCGGCTCCGGACGGGACCCTGACGACGAGCGGGGTGATTGCCTGCGGGAATTTTTCGGCCAGGCCAACGCCGATTCGGCGGTTGAGGGCTGGGATTTTCAGGCCGTGACGCCGTCCACATCGGACTCGTCGCACCTGTGGCACATCCACATATCGTTCGTGCGTGCGCACCTTGATGACCCGCGCGCGTTCGGCGCGGTACTGTCCATCCTGCGTGGAGAGACGGCCGCCTACTGGCGCGTCGGGATAGGAGACACCATGGCTACTGCTGACCCTCAGCGCGTGCTGTTGGCGGACCCGCCGGAGGCACCTCAGGCGTCCATGCTGGGCAACATCTATGGCTGGACTGAGGAGGGCCTCCTCCTGCTCCGTCAGATGGCTACACAGGTTGAGGCGCTCGCGGCGGCGCCGCACAATGTTGCGGCGCTGTCCGACGCTCAGGTGGAGCGCCTCGCGGGCCTGATCGCCGCCCAACTCGCGGCGGCGGTGCCGGGCCATACCCACACCGTGCCCGCCATGACCACGTCGCCGCCGTTGAGACCATGACCAACTGGCAGGCCGCCAGGCTCGTTGTTGGCGGAATCATCGCGTTGGTGTTGATGATCGTTTTAGCGGCGTGGATGGGTAACCCGTGGGGTGGAGTGTAGTTGTGGCAGCACCTCACGGGCCTGCTGCCCACGGGTGGTGTAGCCGGGCTGGTGGGCGGCTTGGCGTGGCTGGTGTACCGGCTGCATCTGGACGCTGTCCGGGCGGAGCGACGCCGCGCGGACGACCTGGCGCGCGGCGGCCCAGGCTGGGGAGGCCCGGAACACCGCGTTTACTGAGCAGCTGACCACCATCTTGTCCAGGTTGCGGCCCCGGATGGCCACTGATGGCCATGGCCGCGACCCGCGTGGCCGCCGAGATGGCCATGGCCACGCGCCCCGTGGCCAAGCCCCGGATGGCCACTGATGGCCATGGCCGC